TTTCTGGACAAGAAGACCTTTCTGAATATCTTGATATTTTGATGGAGGGTATTGAGGAGAATATTCTTACTCAACTTTCTCAGGCTCTTAATGCAAGTATTGATGCGACTAGACCTACTAACACTGTTACTACAGCAAGTAGCTTCGACAAAGCAAAGTTTGATGGACTTATCACTACAATCAGAGCTTATGGCGACCCAATCATCGTATGTACCCCAGAGTTCGCTGATACAATTCCAGCCAACTCAGTTACAGTCGGAGGAACAACTAAGATTAGCGACACCGACGTAGAGGATATGAGAACTTATGGCGTGCTTCAAATGTATAAAGGTTGTCCGATTGTAACTTTACCTCAAAGCTTTACGGACGAAACTAATACAGAGAAAGTTCTTGACCCTCGCTTCTGCTATATTATCCCTGGTATGAGCAGCAAGATTGCCACTATCGTTCTTGAGGGTGGTACTCAGGTTGACGAGTTTAAGAATAAAGACCGTTCAATCGAACTTTCAGTTTACCAGAAAGTTGGAGTTGCTATTATGCACTACAACAACTGGGCAATTTACGAGAATACCTCTCTTACCTAATTAAGAGAGAATGAATGAGATAGGGCGGGTTAGCAATAGCCCGCCCATTTTGAGTATAAGGAGTATTATTATGGAAAAGAAAACTTTAGCTATTAAGAATATCAGCAATCACGAGGTAGGGATTGTTGTTCCAGAAATTAGACTATCGAGATTCATTCAACCTAATAGAAGTATTAAGATGAACAAAGAACAGCTTGAAGAAGCTTTAACTTATCCAGGAGTACCGGAATTATTTAATAGCCAGTATTTAGTCTGTGAAGACGATGAGGCCATGGAAGAAATTGCTGGTGGGTATGTTAATCTTCCAGCAACAGACGAAGAAAGAATGAGTGAAGAAGATATCATCAAATTAATCCAAACTGGAAGTGATTTGCAGTTTGATAAACTTTTAAAGAGTTCTTCTCCATATCGTCTTGATACGATTATTTCCGCAGCTTTGAAATGCGAAAGCCTTACTTTCTCAAAGATTAATCTTTTGAAGGCCGCGACTGGAAAAGATATTCTTGAAATGAAAAAGCATTTAGACAATAATAAGGCATAAGGGGTGATATTATGGCTACCCCATACCAAAAAGTCTACGATTCCTTTTTAAGCAAAATTAAAGATTATAATCTTGGAGAACTTAGTGATGTGGTAATGGAATATGATATGCATTCTCTCTTAGAGAGTGCTATTCCTTACTTCTTATGCCCAAAAGTAGATATTTTTGACAGAGATGACGCGACTGCTGAATTTAAAAACGATTTAGGTCCAGAGGAAGTCAACATTTTAGGCGTTCTAATGAAAAGAGAATGGTTTAAGAGAGGTATAGCAGATACAGACGTGACCCAGCAAAAATTTGGAGAGTCTGATTTTGAGTTTAAATCTCAAGCAAGCCATTTGAATGCTTTGTGTAATGCGCAAGTCAATGTAATTGACCGAGAAGTAAAAAATCTTCTTAGTAATTATAGTAGAGTTACCAGAGGCAAAATTTTTGATTATAGAAAA